ATGAATAAGGAATTTTCTCTGTCCAGACCAACATTTAAACGCACACTACGGCGGATTAGTATAATCAGCGTGCTGCTTACAATGACATTGATCTGGCTATTAATTTGCGTTGCGTCTGTCCTTACGCTCAAACAGTATGCGCAAAAAAATCTCGATTTGACCGCCGCCACAATGGCCCATAGCCTTGAAGCGGCACTGGTATTTTCCGATAACGCGGCCGCAGCGGAAACGCTCGCCACACTGGGACGCCAGGGACAATTTTCAGCGGCGGAGGTCCGCGATAAAAATGGCCGTACTATCGCCTCATGGCGCTATGATGCGCGAGCCGCAGACGATAAGCTCATCGGCTTAATTAGCCACTGGCTTTTTCCATTGCCGGTATCGCAACCCGTCTGGCACAACGGCAGGGCCATCGGCGAAGTACGGCTTGTCGCCCGCGACAGCCTTATTGGTCATTTTATCTGGCTATCGCTGGCAGTGCTGACAGGATGTATTCTGCTGGCATCCGGCATTGCCCTGCTGCTCACGCGTTATTTGCACAATGGCGTTGTGGATGCGCTGCAAAATATTACTGAAGTTGTACACGACGTTCGCACTAACCGAAATTTTTCACGCCGGGTACCTGATGAGCGTATTGCGGAATTTCACCTGTTTGCGCAGGATTTCAATAGCCTTCTGGATGAGATGGAAGAATGGCAGCTACGGCTTCAGGCTAAAAATGCCCAGTTACTACGTACCGCGTTGCACGATCCGCTGACGGGGCTTGCCAATCGCGCGGCATTTCGCAGCTGTATTAACGCGCTGATGAAGGACAATTCCGCTCGTAGCAGTTCGGCATTGTTATTTCTGGATGGCGATAACTTTAAATATATTAATGATACCTGGGGACATGCGGCAGGCGACCGCGTACTTATAGAGGTTGCCAAAAGATTAGCGGAATTCGGTGGTAGCCGTTATCAGACTTACCGACTCGGCGGCGATGAATTTGCGATGGTGCTTTACGATGTACATTCGGAATATGAAGTACAACGTATTTGCGCAGCGCTATCCCAGGCATTTAATCGACCTTTTGAATTGCATAACGGCCAGCGGATAACGATGACCCTGAGTATTGGCTTTGCGCTGACATGGGAACATGCCACTGCCGAAAAACTACAAGAACTGGCCGATCGAAATATGTATCAGGCTAAACACCGGCGTGCGGAGCGCTCGCTAAACTAAGGAACGGGCCTGGCCGTTTCTGACTCAGCGTTGAGACCACTGACCCAGCCTAATCATGCAACCATCTATGGCGTGGAGCAAACCCATAAAAAAGGGGCCAGCGTAATGCCAGCCCCTTCTTTTCTACAAGCTTTCGGATGTTGCGAAAGCGCGTTCTTAGTTAAGACGCTCCTACTACAACCACATAACAAACAATCACTTACCATATAAAACAACTAGTTAAGGTAATTTTAAATGCAGTGAATTGCAGTATTATGCAACTTCTGCCGCCACTTTGTCGCCAATGGCTAAGGACAAAGGATTCAATGTAACAGCCTGCTCAAGATGATCTGGTGCAAAGTGCGAATACTTCATTGTTTCACGAATATTAGCGTGACCAAGTATCTTCTGAAGAACAAGGATGTTACCGCCGTTCATCATAAAATGCGCACCAAAGGTGTGACGTAAAACATGGGTTTTCTGGCCTTCCGTCAGTTCGATATCAGTAAGCAAAAGCATTTTTTTGAACTCCTGATAGCAAGGCTTAAACATTCGCCCCTGTCGTGTGGATAATTTTTCGTAAAGCCATTTTGTGATAGGGACTGTACGATTTTTTTTACCTTTCGTTTTTGTGAAAGTCAGTTTGTAGGGTGAAAGCTGTGGACGAGTTAATCGTTCTGCCTCACTCCATCTGGCGCCGGTAGCTAAACAGATCTCAACAATCTGCGTAAGGTCTTCGTGTCCATACTGATGACATGCCAATAAAAGTTGCGGTATTTGTTCAAGGGTCAGCCAAGACATTTCCTTTTCAGCTTCTTTAAAGACACGAATGCCATCGAGCGGGTTTGGTAGCGACCATTCCCCTAACCGCTTTAGCTCATTGAAAACGGCCTCTAAATACTGCTGTTCACGGTTGACCGTAATCGGTTTAGCTATCCATTTCTCAGGGTTTTTGTGATACCCATTATCAATTTCACCACGAAGCCGTTTATCACGATAGTGAGCCCAATCTTTAGCTGTAAGACGTGATGCGATAGGGTCGCCAAGGCCGTTACATACAATCTGCAATTTAGCCAATCGTGATTTGCTCGCAACTAGAGCCTGTCCGTGTAAATTATGCCAAAGCTGAATAATTTCACTTAAACGTCGCCGGTCTTCTTTCTTACCAAGCCACGGCTTGTCTCCACTTTCATTTTTTGTGTAAAGCTCGAAAGCCTCGGCCTCACCTTTGGTGTTGAAGTGTCGACGTATACGCCGCCCTTCCCGACCGTTTGGATAAAGCTCACATAGCCATTTACCGTTTTTTTGCTTACTTACAGTCATAATGTCACCGAGGCAACTCTAATTATTCGCAAAGTGCTGTTGCGGCATCCATTACAGGATCCAAAGGAATTTTTACACCTACATACTCTGGACTGTCTTTCCAAACAGCATCAATATTGCTCCCCTCAAGCTTTCCAGACTTTACTCCATCAATAGCAAAACCATTTAATGGGTATCGGTCATCAGTTGCTTTGTCGTACACAAAGGCATACTTACCGTTGACGCAAGACACCGTAGCTTTTTCAAAAGTTAACGGCCAATCATCACCAAACTTAGCGCCGTCTAAATCCTGTGTTTTTTCAGCGGCTAAGGAGCCAAAAGAAAAGGTAAGAAGCATAGCTAAAAAGAGTTTATGTTTCATAATTTCCCTTATACGTGTTTTTCCAATGTGAAAACTACAACCCCGGCAGGAGTAATGTCGGTAATGTTACATTCAAACTCAGCAGACTTATTTGACAACCTGACTTTTCCACCAGGTAAACGAATTACATCAAAAACATCAAGAGCGCCGTCGATATCAATTAACCAGCGGCCATTACTTATATTCGAAGCAGAACTGTCGACAAGCCAAGAGGCAGCTACACCGTCAACAAAAATCAATTCCCCTGAGTTAGAAGGAATCATTGAGGGGTCAGGATGCCACGTTCCTGCGTCCTTAAGCTCACCAGATTCAAGGCGAGATTTTTTAATAGAAAAACCAGATATGACACCTTCCCTGTTAGCTCGCATTTGCCCCTTGCCTGTTGCTAACCATTCCAGTGACGTATCGGTATCAAGAGCGCATGTAACAACAACATCACCGGGGAAAAAATCTCGCCTTACCCATGTGCTAATTGTGCCAGAGGAAATGCCGAGCAAATCACCAAGCTCCTTTTGCATGGTAAAGCCGTACGCATCAAGAATCCTACGCAAAACGGTTTTACCACCATTCGTCATAATCTCGTCATAAAGCTCTTTGCCTTTTAACTTGCAACCGGCACGCTCGCAATTTGCATTTGCAAGCTCTCCCTTTACAAGCCAATTGATATCAGCTCCCGTGTCAAGACAACACCTAACTATGACATTGCCAGGTATTGCATCACGCTGAACCCAGCCGCTAACGCTATGTTTAGCGATACCTAGCAGGTCAGCCAAATCCTTTTGCATCTTGACGCCATAGGCTGACATTAAGCGTTCCAATACGCCGTTCGTTGCACTAATACGCCACTGAACATCAAGCTCAGAACTCATAAAAACCCCTACAGATAATTTTATGGGTGTTTACAGAAAACTTTTTACGATCTATAGTGACGTTCATCGACCAAGATGCACGCCACTGCACTACATTTCAAATAACAGGAGATAATGCGATATGTCAGATGCAAAATCAATCTCGACGCACGACACGCAAAACTCACAAAATCAAACTGTGCTGTTAGATCCAACACAATTTGATGCCATCGTTACCGCCATGCTGCCAGCTCTGCAGACAATGATTCGCTCCGCTATGTCAGACACAATGACAGTGAAAGACTTTGCTGCCACTCGCGGTGTAAGCGAGCGTCTGGTCTGGCAATGGCTCGATGAGGGCATCCTTTTAAAAGCTCCGACCAAAGACTTTTCCAACAAAGAGGAAGCCGCTAAACGAAGCCGCACCCTCGTAAACGTAAAAGCATGGCGTGACAAGCTGACACAACAAGCGATTGATTGTCGCTACATCGACCAGCGCACCGCTCTTAACTGAACTTGATTATGCAAGTTGATGGAGATTTCAACATGTTTGATTTTCAGATTTCCAAACATCCACACTATGACGAAGCGTGCCGGGCTTTTGCGCAGCGTCACAACATGGCGAAGCTGGCCGAGCGTGCGGGTATGAACGTTCAAACGTTACGTAACAAGCTCAACCCGGAACAACCTCACCAGTTCACGCCGCCTGAATTGTGGTTGCTGACTGACCTGACCGAAGACTCAACCCTCGTTGATGGTTTTCTGGCGCAGATTCATTGCCTGCCATGCGTGCCGGTTAATGAGCTGGCTAAAGACAAGTTGCAGTCTTATGTCATGCGCGCAATGCGTGAACTCGGCGAACTGGCAAGCGGTGCGGTATCTGATGAACGTCTGACCTCTGCCCGTAAGCACAACATGATTGAAAGCGTTAACGCTGGCATTCGCATGTTGTCATTGTCGGCACTGGCGCTGCATGCACGTCTGCAGACTAATCCCGCTATGTCGAGCGTGGTCGATACCATGAGTGGTATTGGCGCATCGTTTGGTCTAATTTGAGGTGCGTATGCTGAAAGGTGAACCGTCATTCGCGTCTCTGCTCGTCAAGCAAAGCCCAGGCATGCACTACGGCCACGGCTGGATCGCAGGTAAGGACGGCAAGCGCTGGCACCCGAGCCACTCACAGTCCGAATTATTAAAAGGGCTGAAAACAAAGCCGCCGAAATCGTCAGACTTTTTAATTATTCGTATTGTCCACTTTATTATTAAAGGGGTTAAACATGTCACGCGATGAATTAAGGATTGTTTTAGGTGCCATGATTCCGAACATGGAAGACGGTTTTGAAATTAAAACCCGCGATGGGGTAATTTTACGAGTTGACCCGGAATGGGAGTGCTGCAAGCAGTTTAAAGATAGCCTGAAAGCTGAAATTATCAGCCAATTGAAAAGTAAACCAGCCGTCGTATTTGGTTATAGCTAATTAAACAAAAGAAATTATCTGGCGTAAACCCGCCGGGCTTCTTATTGCCCGAAACCAGGAGAATCAATTATGCGTAATACCGAAATCCGTAGTTTTAACACTGATAGTGATGCGCTGGCCGTATTGCTGACCGATGCAAAAAAAGAAGAGCGTAAAGACCGCGCGCTCGCTGTTTCAATCCGTCTTGAGGCGCTGGCTATCCATATCACCAAAGAGGGTATGAGCGGCACCGAAGCTGCCGAACTGCTGCGCCGTGAAGCAACCCGCTTTGAGAATGAATCACAGGAGCTGCACTAATGGCTGACAAAATTGATTTAGCCCAACAGCGTGAGCAGGAAGACCGCGAACGCTACATCAACAAAGCGCGCAGCCGTATCGCTGCTCCTTCCAGTTTTTTCTGCGAAAAATGTGACGCACCAATCCCGGAAGCTCGCCGTATTGCGATTCCGGGCGTGGATTTGTGCGTGACCTGTCAGCAAATCGACGAGCTCAAATCTAAGCACTACAGGGGCGTGTAAATGAGCATTCGAATCGAAATAGATGACAAATGGGTTATTACCAGTGACCAGTATCAATTCATCCTGAATGAAAAAAAAGTCGTTAAATCAGGTAAAAATGCTGGCGAGGAATGGCTCGACACTATCGGATATTATCCAAAAATTAACCAGATTATTTCCGGGTTGATTCATCACCATATCCAGCAGTCATCAATTACCACACTTGATGCAATGGCCGCTGAAATCGAGCGTATCGGAGAAACATACGCCTCCTCAATCAAGGCGGCAGTATGAGGAAAATACATCAACTAAAAATCCGGCCTGAGTTTTTTCAGGCTGTCATCAATGGAACGAAAAAAGCCGAGTTTCGTCTTGCTGACCGCGCTTTTTCTGCCGGGGATTTACTTTGCTTAAACGAGTATGGCCCCTGCGAATATGACCAGCAAAGGGTCGGTTTTACCGGCGCTTATGTCTACGTGCTAGTGACTCATGTAACTGACCTTAACGAGTGGGCTCCTGGCTATGTGATGCTAAGCATACAGCGTAGGCAAATGGGGGGTCTATGCGGGTAAGCGTTAAATATGCTTACCCGTGGAACACTCCACGGTCGGCAATAGCCAGCCCATATCTTACCTATGACCAACAGCATCGCCGCGACCGTATGTTCGCGGCTTTGCTGCATGCGAGAAAGGTGCTTTCTCTCCAGCCTGAGTGCGTGCGTTTTGATGTTTATCGAACCGCTGCGGTGCTGGAGCAAAATCAGGGCAGTCAACGAGCCAATGCTTTTTTAATCAGCTTCTGCAAAAAGGCATTGCCGCGTCTTGAACTGGTCGCAAAAAAATATGAGTGTGCAGGCATTAGCAGCGATGTATCAGGCGCTGTTTTCGGTGGTCATTTCGATACGAAATATATGCAGTATCTGGCATCACGTATGGTCAATATGGTAGCCAGATACAACCGCCTCCCGGATATGTCGCGTGCCGACATTGACCTGCTGGCCGCTGATATCGCTAATTTTATTCGTGCTGAACTGGCAGAACATGATGACGCTGATTCAGATTTCGGCGAGTTGGCGACATTACATGGCTGGTACATGCGCGCCGGATTAATTGCGCTGCAATTTGGTGTTACTCCTCCTCATTGGGCGGGACTGACAACAAAATACTTTGACCAGGACAAAGCGGCGCCAGCAATCATGCGCATGTTTAATGAGGTTTGGTGGCGCGGCCGCTTACGACGCATTGCGGCTGCATGGCGCGAACATCTGCAAATTGCAGTTGGCAACGTAAGCAAGAAACGACACGCATACGCGAGTAAAAACTGTGTGACCGACTGGCGCGAGCAGAAGCGCCGCACGCGCGAATTTCTCAAGGGGCTGGATCTCGAAGATGAAGACGGCAACCGCATCAGCCTGATTGACAAATTTGACGGCTCAGTCGCTAACCCAGCCATACGCCGCTGTGAACTTATGACCCGCATTCGTGGTTTTGAAAATATCTGCAATGAACTCGGCTATGTTGGGGAGTTTTATACTCTGACCGCACCGTCTAAATATCACTCAACAACTAAAGCGGGTTACCGAAATACTAAATGGAAAGGTGCCAGCCCGGCTGATACACAAAATTATCTCACCGGTATTTGGGCGCGCATCCGCGCGAAACTGCACCGGGAAGAAATCCGTATTTTCGGCATACGTGTTGCCGAGCCTCACCACGACGGAACTCCGCATTGGCACATGCTTATGTTCATGTTGCCGGAAGACGTCGAGCGCGTGCGCCTAATCATCCGCGATTATGCATGGGAGGAAGACCGCCACGAGCTTAAAAGTGACAAGGCTAAAAAAGCTCGTTTTCATGCCGAAGCTATCGACCCGGAGAAAGGCAGTGCCACCGGTTATGTTGCGAAATACATTTCTAAAAATATCGACGGTTACGCTCTCGATGATGAAACCGATGACGAAAGCGGTGAGCTGCTAAAAGAGACGGCCCCCGCCGTTTCAGCATGGGCGGCTCGTTGGCATATCCGCCAGTTTCAGTTTATCGGCGGTGCTCCTGTGACGGTATACAGGGAACTTCGAAAAATGGCTGACCCGGAAACAGCAAGAGCGCTTAGTGTTGAATTCGCCGAAGTACATGACGCAGCTCATTATGGCCGCTGGGCTGACTATGTTAACGCTCAAGGTGGACCTTTCGTCCGTCGGGACGAATTACAGGTGCGCACTCTTTACGAGCCGCGAACAGAGCTTAATCAGTATGGTGAGGAAATAGTCTGTATCAAAGGTGTGTACGATTCCACCATTGGCGCAGGCACTCCGATTTTAACCCGGCTTACGCAGTGGAAAATTGTTCCGAAGCGTGCCGTTGATTTGGCCGTTGACTTTCAGGACGGCTTCGCCGTCCCTCGGAGTTCTGTCAATAACTGTACGGGAAGCGAAAGCGATCCACCGACACTGGATTTAACAAAACCGCTGAGTCGGCGTGAAAGACGAGAATTGACGAACCGACTCAGGAAGCCAAAACCAGCAATGCGACGAAAATTCATCCACGGAGCGGATAAGAAAAACGCAGCTATAGCGAAAACTATCGACGAGATACATCTGACTACCGGCATCACAATCAGCCGGGGCGAAGCCCTGCATCTGATGGCCGGTGGTAAAAGTTGTTTTGATGGCAAATGGCTACGCGGAACAGCCAAAGGAGAAATATTCTCAGCAGCACCATCGCATCATGCTAAGGCTAGAAAAATCCTTAATCGTGTTGCTGCGATGGCTGAAGCATCAAAAAAAATACCTGAGTAATTCATATCCATATCATGAACATACAGTAATCGCCCTATTCATTTTTTTCTTCCCATCTTTTACCAATACGTGCTACTGTATGAATATACAGTACACCCTATGGGAGGGATTTCATGGTTGGCGAACATTTCAGCCGAACGCAGCAAAAGTGGGCTTGTGTGCAATTTATTGCCGAGGTATCTCTGATTGCAAACTGCAAGCCATCAGACTTAAAGCTCGCGCTCACTCTCATTGCAGACCTAGCAAACAGCGAAAATAACGAAACCGAAGATGATATTTTTTATAAGGCTGATTAGATTATGAGAATCAATATCACGTTGGATAAAGAACAAAAAATTAGTCAGGCAACATTGGATGCACTTGAAGCTGAGCTGTACCGCAACCTTCAACCTATTTACCCAAAGACTGCTATCCGCATTCGCAAAGGTTCCGCGAATGGCGTTGAGCTAAGCGGTTTGAAACTGGACGAAGATAAAAAACGAGTAATGGAAATCATGCAGCAGGTATGGGAGGACGATAGCTGGCTGCATTGACAAACGCCGCCGGCACCGAAACTTGCTTCCAGTGCTGGCGGGGTTGAATAACTCGCACCGCGAGGCGTTAGTTCTACCTTTCAAAGTTTCTCGATGTGTTATTGGTTACACACCCGTGATGAATGGGACGTTACCTTATCGGATTTTATAGTGGCGTCTTGAGGACACTAAATAAAATTCATTGAGGGCGATAATATGCATAGACTACCGGGCGAAATTCCGCAGCACAAAACTAAAAGCATAAAACTTATGGCTATCGTTCATCGTCTGCAGACGATAATGGTCAATGAGAACCTGACTCCAGCAGAGTTGGTCGGGTGTGCAGAAATAGTCAGGGATAACTATGGCAAACTGGATAATATCAGCAGACCGGCACATTACGCACCGCCACCACGTCGACCATAGCAAACGCCGTCGGCGCTGAAACTCGCTTTCAGTGCTGACGGGGTTGAACAACGAGCTACGCGAGGCGTTAGCCGGTCATAGCGTCGCAAATACTTCCACCGTCTGCTGGTTAAATAATTCGAGGTTTTTGGACATGCAAAATCACCTTTCATCGAAAAAAGACCCGTTTGCCGATTGGGCAAAGAATCTGATTTTAATGGCATTAAATAACGACCTGAGCTCTCGCGAGGTGGAAAGCTACACCGCAAAAATGGTCGAAAAGGCTAATAAAGATGAGCTTTCAGTCGTTATCAAACACCTGTTAAATCACATCAGAATGCGCAAATAAAAGGAACCATATAAATATGTTATCTCTCGTTTATGAAAATCCGTGGACAACGATTTTTCTGCTGATTGTTGCCAGCATGTGCCTCAACAGTGTTATTGGCGCATTGCGCAACAAGTGACCTCAATAAACCTGATTCAAACCGGCACCAAAAATGCCGGTTTTTTTATGCCATTTTTCCGCGAATTTCCCGTTTTTTAGCCATGCATGCAACAGGTGCATGGTTTTGCATGCGTCAGGCTTGCCCGTTCTGGCCGTACGCCACCAGAGCTGGCGCGGATCCAGAGTGGTCATGCAACTGCATTAAAACCGACCCATAAAGCGGGCAGGCGTGGCGGGGAAAGCATTGCGCGCCAGCAGTGGTGCGTAATATTAAAAATTATCGTCTGAGCGCGTCGTGATGGCGCTTTCGTGGTCGCTGTCGGTTCGTTGTGGTCGGGTGTGGTTGTGCGCGTGTGGAGCGTCTGAGGCGTGATGATGGCCGGGTATGAAAAAGCCGCCATGATGGCGGCTTGAGGGGGAATTATTCCGGGTTGTCGAGGGTGTACTCTTTGAACCTGATGACCTCCATGCCGAGCCAGTCGTTTACCTCCCTGAACCTGTCCTGTAGCGGCGATAACTCGTTACGCACAAAGACCTTTGCCACCTTCTCAACGTCACCCATTGAGCCAATATTCTCAGGCTTGCCGCCCATGAGCTGGAACGGTACGCGGTGCGCATCCATCAGGTCGGCAGCGCTGGCTTTTTTGATGTTAAAAAAGTCATCCTTTGTGGCGACCTCGCTCAGTGGCACGATTTTTATGCCGTCCGGTTTCCCGTTCGGTGAGTAGAAAAACAGGTTCTTAAAGTTGCCGAGCCCTTTAGAGTTACGCATTGCATCGCGCAGCGATTCGACGTCAGTCGCGCTTTGCGCCGGGTCAGTCACATACATGATGTAACCTGCGTGCGCGCCGTTCTGGTAATACTTGCGGCGGAACAGCGTCGCGGATTCATTCAGCCATGCGGAATTAAGCGCGCTGAGATATTCAGGCAGGCCGTAAATTTCCTGATTAATATCAGGCTCCAGCAGGTGGAACACGGTATCGGGTGCGAACTCATGCGGCTGAGTGAAGTTTTCCACAAACCAGAAAACCGAGTCATCGACCCCGCGCCGGGTGTATTTTGCCGGTGAAGTCAGCAGTTTGATTAACTGGCCGGTGACGCTGTGGCGTTGCTCAAGAAAGGCGTTACCGAATACCAGATAGTCGAGCGCAAAGCGGCTGAAATCCTGACGGGACAGCAGCGGGTGCGGAATGTAGGTGCTCGCGAGCACGTTGCGTTTAACGTAAATCGGTGAGCTGTGATGCACTGCAGAGCGCAGGCTTTTTGCCAGCCCGGAGAAGCTGACCGGCGGCTCGTACCATTTGCCGTTACTGATGCACTCGACGTAATCCAGAATGTCACGCTTATCGAGTACCGGCACCGGCTCACCGAAGGTGAACGCCTCCATTTTTTGCGGTGCACTGGCGGTCATGGCGACTGCTTTGCGTGGCTTGCGCTTGCTCATGCTGCCACCTCACCCGCTGCAACAGCGAAAGACCAGTCGCAACCAAATAACATGCGATAATCATCGTCGCTGTATTCGTGTTTAATTTTCTCAGGCGCAAAGAGATTGCACCCGCGCTGGCATGCTGCATCCAGTGTGACCGACTGGCGCCAGACGCCATCTGTACAGAATACGCTGTCGCCGGTATTGATTAGCGGTGTCGGTCGATGCCTGCGGAACGTGCCGTTCCACACCCGGAAAGCGTCATAATTATCAGAGGGAGAAGTGAACATCGTCAGGCTGTGGCGTTTATGGCAGGCTATAGCCGCTGCGACTTTTGCCGCTCTTAGCGGGTTATTGAACCATCCGAAATCATCAAGGTAGACATTACCCGCCAGCGCGGCGCAATGGGATTCCTCGCCGACAAGGCTGATAGTCGCACCGCTGTCAAGCTGTACGCTGTAACCGTTGCTCGCCAGACGGACACCGACGCGTGCTGAAAGATTGTTCATGTACATCAGCGCCACGCGCGCATGCTCAACTGTATGAGCAAACCAGATTTGATTATCGCCCGTTGTCAGTGCATCGAGCAGTGCCTCACGACTAAATAGCAGCGTTGCGCCAATCTGGCGCGATTTAGTAATGCTGCGGTCGATATTGAGTTTTCCGACCCGCAACCATGTTGCCTGATAGTCAAAACTGTCATTGTGCAGAATATCGGCCATTGCCTGAATCTGGCTTTGTGAGAAAACATTATTTTTCATTGGTTAATCTCCAGAATGGATTTAGGCTGCATGCCGCTACCGGCAGAAAGCGGTTCGTTTAACAGGGCGTGCATGGTGGCCCATGCGATATCAGCGTGACTGGCTTCCTCGGTGCGACTGGCCTCATAGGTGGCGCTGCGCCCGCTGCTGGTCATGGTTTTGCGGATGGACATAAACGACTGTGTGACGTCGGTTGCTCCGGCGTCGTACTCCAGACAGCCACGGCGAATAGTGTCTTTCGCCTTGAGCACCATTGCGGTTTTCATTTCTGGCGTGTAACGGATACCGCGTGCCGCCGGATAGAATGAGCGCACCAACTGGAATACACCGAGACCGAGGCCTGTTGCGTCAATGCCGATGTATTCGACGTTGTATTTCTCAGTGAGCCTGCGGATGCCTTCTGCCTGCGCGGCAAAGTCCATACCTTTCCACTGGTGACGCTCCAGCATGCGAAACTTGCCACCCGAAACCACCGGCGGCGCGAGTACGACACATCCGGCACTGTCGCCGGTGTGGGACGGGTCGTAGCCAATCCAGACCGGTCGCGAGCCGAATGGATGGTCGGCGAACGGGGCGAAGTCCTCCCATGTTTCCATCACGTCGACCATGCAGCGCTGCAGCTCCTCGAACGGGAATACCGATGCCTTATCGTCGACAAACTCGCACATAAACAGGTTCTTAAAGTCCTCATCACTGTTTTCGCGTCTGAGCTGGTCGAGGTCGAACAGGGTGCAGCCACCGGCAAGGGCGTCCTCAATAGTGACAATCTGCCGCCACTGTCCGTCAGCGCAAAGAAGCCCACCGGCGAGCGCGCTGTGACTGATGTCGATTTCGATGCGGTCAGCGGCACTGGCGCGCCCCTTGTTGAACAGCTCGCCAGACCAGAAGGGGTAAGCGCCGTGCGCCAGCGTGGAAGGTGTCGAAAAGTAAGTTGAGCGCAGATGCTTTTGCGAGGCCATGCCCGAGGCGACTTTGCGCAGCTTCTGAAAATTCGGGATCCAGAATATTTCATCGACATACAGGTCGCCGTTATGGCTCTGCGCGGTGTTGGAATTGGTGCCGAGAAAAATCAGCTTTGCGCCATTGTTGCCGATGACAATCGGGTCGCCAGTCAGGTCGACGTCAACCAGTCGCGCAAACTGGATGATGTATTCCCGGAACACGTAAGCCTGCGTTTTACTGGCCGACAGAAAAATCTGGTTATGGCCGGTCTTGAGCGCGCGCAGCAGTGCCTCGCGGGAAAAGTAGAACGTCGCGCCAATCTGGCGGGATTTGAGAATATCGCGAATACGGTGCGCCAGCCCTGCGCGGTACCACTGCAACTGGTACTCGAAAGACTGGTCGAAAAATAATTCCTCCAGTTTCTCGATAGCCTCGTCGCTGAAAAAGTTCTTTTTCGGCTTTTTGCGCTCCCCTTTGTTTCGGTTGGCGACGTTGGGGTTAAGGTCGGCTTCGTTGCCGGTCTGGCTGTAACGGTTGACGCGCGCCAGCCGTTCAATCTGCCGTCCGAGCAGGTCAATTTCTTTGAAGTCGCCGCCTGTCTTTTGCGGCTTGGCGATGAGCTGAATCAGGCGCGCCTCAAGACTGCTTTCGACGCGGGAAATCGGTGCGATGCCGTCCCAGCCGTCGCGCTGTTTCCAGCTCTGCACGGTCGGGCGCTTGACCTGCAGCATTTCGGCAATCTGTGGCACGGAAAAGCCCTGCCAGTAAAGCAGCGATGCCTGTCGTCGCGGGTCATGCAACAAGGTTGTATCGGTGGAAATGGTCATTGATGCCTCGCCGTAGTGGATTCAGGGCAAGGCTACTTAATGGCCGTCAGCGATTCGCTAAGGTGCTGTTGTGTGGGCGGTTATCCAGTCGTCATTGGTGGTCTGGCACGTCCTGAGACTGGAAACTGGCGTTGACCCGTAACCCCAACCTCAGGACTCCTGACAATGGCAAAAAAAGTCTCAAAATTCTTTCGCATCGGCGTCGAGGGTGATACCTGCGACGGGCGCATTATCAGCGCCAGCGATATTCAGGAAATGGCCGAAACCTATGACCCGCGCGTCTACGGTTGCCGTATCAACCTTGAACACATTCGCGGCCTTTTGCCCGACGGCATGTTTAAACGTTATGGCGATGTGGTTGAGCTGAAAGCCGAAAAGATTGACGACGATTCTGCGCTGAATGGCAAATGGGCGTTGTTCGCCAGAATCACCCCGACCGATGACCTTATCGCGATGAATAAAGCCGCGCAGAAGGTCTATACCTCTATGGAAATTCAGCCGAATTTTGGTAACAGCGGCAAATGCTATCTTGTCGGCCTTGCGGTCACTGATGACCCTGCGAGCCTCGGTACTGAATACCTCGAATTCTGCCGCAAGGCGAAGCACAACCCGCTGCAGCGCTTTAAGGCCAGTCCTGAAAATGTCTTTTCAGTCGCCACGCTGGCCGAACTGGAATTTGAAGACGTTCCCGACACGGTGCTCAACAGCCTGGCCGACAAGGTGAAAGCCATTTTCAGCCGTAAACAGGTCAGCGACGATGCGCGCCTGAATGATGTGCATGAGGCGGTGACCACCGTCAGCGAACATGTGCAGACCAGCCTCACTGCGCAGGATAAGCGTCTTTCCGATATGGAAACCGCGCTGGCCACCTTTAAACAGGAACTGACCGGCAAGGTTGAAGAAACCAGCCAGGCATTTTCCGCCCTGAAAACCACCCTCGACAAAACCGAAAGTTTCAGCCAGCCGCGACGCACGAAAGCCAGCGGCGGCGGTGGCGATGAGCTGCTGACCGACTGCTGATAAACCGCAGAACAGAAACCGGGCGGCAACCCCGCCCGATGCAGTGACTAACCGATAAATTCAAACAGGAAAGACTATGCGCCCGGAAACCCGTTTTAAGTTTAATGCCTATCTGACCCGCGTCGCTGAGCTGAACGGCATCAGCACTGATGACGTCAGTAAAAAATTCACTGTCGAGCCGTCCGTCACGCAAACGCTGATGAACAAAGTGCAGGAGTCATCCGCGTTTCTGCAGACGATTAATATTCTGCCGGTCGCAGAAATGAAGGGTGAGAAAATCGGCGTCGGTGTGACCGGTACTATCGCCAGCACGACTGATACCTCGGGCGATGATGAGCGTAAGACCGCAGACTTCACCGCGCTTGAATCCAACAAGTACGAGTGCGACCAGATTAACTTTGACTTCCACCTGAAATATAAAACCCTCGACCTGTGGGCGCGTTTTCAGGACTTCCAGCGCCGCATCCGCGACGCCATTGTCAAGCGTCAGGCGCTCGATTTCATCATGGCCGGTTTTAACGGTACCACCCGCGCCGCCACCTCTGACCGCACCAAAAATCCGATGCTGCAGGATGTGGCCGTCGGCTGGCTGCAGAAATACCGCAATGAAGCCCCGACGCGTGTGATGAGCAATATCACCGATACTGACGGTAAGGTCGTTTCGGCAGTGATTCGCGTCGGTCGAAACGGCGACTATGAGAACCTCGACGCGCTGGTGATGGATGCGACCAATAACCTGATTGACGAGGTTTATCAGGATGACCCGAAACTCGTTGCCATCGTTGGCCGTAAGCTGCTGGCCGACAAATATTTCCCGCTGGTGAACAAGCCGCAGGAAAACAGCGAGGCGCTCGCGGCAGATATCATCATCAGCCAGAAGCGAATCGGCAACCTGCCTGCTGTGCGCGTGCCGTACTTCCCGGCGAATGCCGTACTGGTAACTACTCTGGAAAACCTCTCTATCTATTTCATGGATGAGAGCCACCGCCGCAGCATTGATGAAAACCCGAAAAAAGACCGCGTTGAAAACTACGAGTCGATGAATATCGACTATGTGGTCGAGGCGTATGCCGCCGGGTGCCTGCTGGAAAACATCACCCTGGGCGATTTCACCGCACCTGCAGCACCGGAAAGCGGAGCCTAAACCATGACGAGCCCCGCACAGCGTCACATGATGCGGGTCTCGGCCTCTCAAGCCGCGCAGCGGGAGCAAGCCCCGCTGCGCCATGCAACCGCCTATGAGCAGATGCTGGTTAAGCTGGCCGATGACCGCCGCACGTTAAAAAACATCCGTTCAAACGAGCGTAAAGCCGCGAAAAAGCGCGAGCTGCTGCCGTTCTATGCGCCGTGGGTCGCCGGTGTGCTGGCTGATGGCTGCGGTGCGCAGGATGACATTGTCATGACCGTCATGCTGTGGCGTCTTGATGCCGGTGATATCGCTGGCGCGCTGGAAATTGCGCCCTACGCGTTGCAATACGGCCTCACCACTGACCATCGCCGCACGACACCTTACATGCTGGTTGAGGAGGTGGCGCTTGCCGCACTGCGTCTGCGCGATGCCGGTGAATCTGTCGACCTTTCCTGGCTGCAGACCACTATCGACCTGACCGACGGCGCTGACGTTCCCGATATGGTGCGTGCCCGTCTGCATAAGGTGACAGGCCTGACCCTGCGTGATGCCGGTATGAATGCAGAGGCGCTGGCGCAGTTTCAGCGCGCGATGCAGCTCGACCGCAATGCCGGTGTGCGCAAGGAGATTGAGCGGCTGGAACGCGCACTGAAGCCAAAAGCGGAGGCGCCACCCCGTAAAACGACTAAACCGCGCACGCGCAAACCTGTCGCCAGACCGGCAGCAAAGCGCGGGCGTCCATCAAAGGCGGTAAAAACCGCCGGTTAACTGAACGCTCCCCGAGCCGGGCGGCACGCCGGTCAAAGCGGGTTTTGACCCTGACGGCGACCGGCGTCCACCGCCCAACCTGATGAGGTTGTCATGACGACAGTGATTCTGAACCAGCCCGACGAACCACAGGACGTACCGGGCGTGGTGATTCCCGTACCGGAGACGGGCGATGCAGTAATTAAAAACACGTTCTTTTTCCCTGATGTGGATCCGAAGCGCGTGCGCGAGCTGATGCGGCTTGAGCAGACGGTTTCCGATGCGCGCCTGCGCCATGCCATCAGAACCGGCATGGCGGAAACCAATGCGGAGCTTTACGACTACCGGCTGCGCCAGACTGCCGCCGGGTTTAAGCATCTGGCCGACGTGCCTGCTGAGGAAATCGACGGCGAGAATGTGCGTATTTTCCACTATCTGAGCGCCGTGACGGCGATGGCAACCGCCACCCTGTACGAGCGCTATCGCGGTGTTGAAGCCACCGGCAAGGGTGACAAAAAAGCCGACAGCGTCGAAACCACCATTGATGACCTGTGGCGGGATATGCGCTGGTCGGTCGCACGTCTGCAGGACAAACCGCGCTGCATCGTGGGGCAGCTCTGATGAAAGTCTACGCGATGCAGGGCGACACCCTCGACGTGATTTGCGCCCGGTATTACGGGCGCACTGAGGGCGTTGTTGAAACGGTGCTGCAGGCTAATCCCGGCCTGTCTGAGCTGGGCGTCATTCTGCCGCATGGCACGGCAATTGAGCTGCCGGATGTGCCGTCTTCACCCGTAACTGAAACTATCAATCTTTGGGAGTAAACCATGACAGAAGGGGAAAAAGGCGTCCTGTCACTGTTTGTGATTGGGGCACTGATTGTGGTCGGAAAAGTGCTGGCAGGTGGTGAGCCCATCACCCCGCGCCTGTTTGTCGGACGCATGTTGCTCGGCGGTTTTGTCTCAATGGTCGCCGGTGTTGTTCTGGTGCAGTTTCCTGATATGTCACTGCCCGCCGTGTGCGGTATTGGATCCATGCTCGGTATTGCCGGTTATCAGGTGGTGGAAATCGCCATTCAGCGCCGCTTTAAGTCACAGAAGGGGGAAGGCGATGCCGGTCATTAATACTCACCAGAATATCGCCGCCTTTCTGGACATGCTGGCGTATTCCGAAGGAACGGCGAACCATCCGCTGACGAAAAACCGTGGCTACGACGTCATTGTTACCGGCCTTGATGGCAGGCCAGAGATTTTCACCGATTACAGCGACCACCCTTTCGCACATGGCCGACCCGCGAAAGTGTTTAATCGCCGTGGCGAGAAATCCACGGCATCGGGGCGTTACCAGCAGCTTTATATGTTCTGGCCGCACTATAAAAAACAGCTCGCATTGCCTGATTTCAGTCCACTGTCGCAGGACAGGCTCGCGATCCAGTTAATCCGGGAGCGCGGTGCTATTGACGATATCCGGGCGGGGCGTATTGAGCGTGCTGTTTCCCGTTGTCGCAATATCTGGGCGTCATTACCGGGTGCCGGTTACGGCCAGCGCGAGCACAGTCTCGAAAAGCTGGTCACTGTCTGGCGCACGGCTGGCGGGGTGGTGGCATGAAAGTCCTGATAACGCTGCTTGTGCTGGCTGTGCTCGGGTTGCTGTGGTTGCGCCATGAGAACGGCAATTTATCCCGCTCTTTTGAGGCGGCAAACCGTGTCGCGAGCGAGCAAAAGACGACGATTGGCATGCTGAAAAATCAGCTCAGTGTTGCCGGTCAGCTCGCCCGACGTAATGAATCCGCGCAGGTGGCACTGCGCGAGCAGCTCGCAAAGGCAAGTGCAGAAGCCAGCCGCCGTGAGCAGACGATAACGAGGTTACTTAATGAAAATGAAGCCTTTCGCCGCTGGTATAACGCTGCTCTGCCTGATGTTGTGCGTCGGTTGCACTCCCGCCCCGCCTGCGCCAGCGCCGGTGATTGTGGTCAACGGATGCCCGAGGGTGAGCCTTTGCCCGATGCCGGGAAGTGACCCGAAAACAAATGGTGACCTGAGCGCGGATATTCGCCGTCTTGAGGGCGCGCTGACTGCCTGTGCGCTGCAGGTCAAAACCGTCAAACACTGTCAGGATGAACTCGATGCAAAAGCACAAAAGCCTGCGCAAAGCGCTGATTAACGCCGTGCCGCAGCTCCGAAATAACCCCGATATGCTGCGCCTGTTTGCCGACAACGGCCATACCGATTCCCGACTGGCGAGCTCGCTGTCGTTTGAAAAGGTGTACGTGCTTAACGTGGTGGTGACTGACTTCACCGGCGACCTCGACTTGATATTTGTGCCGGTGCAGGCGTGGCTGCGTGAGCATCAGCCGGACATTATGACCACCGACGCCGGGAGGGATAAAGGATTCACCTGGATGATTGATATCAATAACGACGATTCGCTCGATATCAGTATCAGCCTGAGACTCACCGAGCGCACGCTCGTCAAAGAGGTCGACGGCGCATTGCATGTCAGCTATGCCCCTGAGCCACCGCTGCCTGAGCCAGTGACGCGCCCGGTCGAGCTGTACGTTAACGGCGAGCTGGTGAGTAAGTGGGATGAGTGAGTTAACCGCGCTGCAGGAGCGCCTTGCCGGTCTGATTGCCAGCCTGTCACCGGCGGCGCGTCGTCAAATGGCGGCTGACATTGCAAAAAAACTGCGCGCCAGTCAGCAGCAGCGCATCAGGCGACAGCAGGCACCCGACGGCACCCCGTATGCCGCCCGAAAGCGCCAGCCGGTGCGAAGTAAGAAAGGCCGTATCAGGCGCGAAATGTTCGCCAGACTGCGCACTAACCGCTTTATGAAAGCCAAAGGCAGCGACAGTGCGGCGGTGGTGGAATTTACCGGCAGGGTACAGCGCATGGCGCGGGTGCATCAGTATGGCCTCAAAGACCGGCCAAATCGTCACAGTCGGGATGTGCAGTACGCGGCGCGCCCGTTGCTCGGTTTCACCCGCGACGATGAGCAGATGATTGAAGACATCATTATCAGGCATCTCGGTAAATAAATATTGTGTGAACCACCACCGGAGCCGCGCGAATTGGCGCGACTCCAGACCAGAGGCATCCTTGCACTATGAATACGTTATCCACAATACAGGAGCTCGCGCGCGCGATTCGTAACCTCATCCGCTCAGGTGTGGTGACTGAGGTCGATACCGCGCAGGGGCTGTGCCGCGTACAAAGCGGCGGGATCCAGACTGCATGGCTGAACTGGCTGACCACCCGCGCCGGTCGTTCGCGGACATGGTGGGCTCCCTCGGTCGGTGAGCAGGTGCTGCTGCTGGCAATTGGTGGCGAGCTTGATACTGCTTTCGTGCTGCCGGGGATTTTCTCCGACGATAACCCTGCCCCGTCAGCCTCGGCGGATGCGTGGCATGTGGTGTTCCCCGACGGCGCTGTTATGGAGTATGAGCCGGAAACCGGTGCGCTGACGGTCAGCGGCATCAAGACTGCCGATGTGACGGCATCGGAGTCCATTACCGCCACCGTGCCGGTGGTACTGGTAAAAGCGGCAGAACGTATCACCCTCGACACCCCGGAGGTGGTATGCACCAACAAACTGACGACGGCGACGCTTGAGGTGCAGAAAGGCGGCGCCATGCGGGGAAACATCGAACATACCGGTGGCACGTTGAAATCAAACGGCGTGCAGGTCGATAACCACGGTCACGGCGGCGTACAACGGGGCGGGAACTGGACGGAGGACACAAAATGACAGCGCGTTATCTGGGGATGAACCGCAATACCGGCATAGGTATCAGTGACAGTGAGCATATCAGCCAGAGCATGCGCGACATTCTGCTGACGCCGGTCGGCTCGCGGGTAATGCGTCGTGAATATGGCTCGCTCCTGTCTGCGCTGATTGACATGCCGCAAAACCCGGCGCTCAGGCTGCAAATCATGGTTGCGTGCTATTCCGCGATCCAGAAATGGGAACCACGCATCAGGCTTATCTCCATCAGCTTTGAGCGCGGCGACACTGGCGAAATGTATGTCGATATTACCGGGATGCGTACCGATACCGGTGCGTCAGTTTCAACCACTGTTTCACTGAGTTAAATCACTATGGCAACCGTTGACCTGAGTCAGTTACCCGTTCCCGACGTGGTTGAGGAACTGGACTATGAAACCATCCTTGCGGAACGCATTGCGACGCTGATTTCGCTCTATCCAGAAGACCAGCAGGAAGCCGTCGCCCGGACGCTCGCACTTGAGTCTGAGCCAATTGTTAAATTGCTGCAGGAAAACGCCTACCGAGAGGTTATCTGGCGTCAGCGTGTCAATGAAGCTGCACGCGCAGTGATGCTGGCTTATGCCATAGACAGTGACCTCGATAATATCGGGGTAAATTTCAGTGTTGAGCGTCTTGTCGTCACGCCTGCTGATGACACCACCATTCCACCCACCCCGGCAGAAATGGAGCTCGACGCCGATTATCGTCTGCGTATACAGCAGGCTTTTGAGGGGCTGAGCGTGGCGGGGCCTGTCGGGGCGTACCAGTATCATGGCCGTAGTGCTGACGGGCGCGTCGGCGATATTTCAGTTATCAGCCCGTCGCCAGCCTGTGTGACGATTTCCGTGTTGTCACGTGAAAACAACGGCGTCGCATCTGAGGAACTGCTTGCAATTGTGCGCAATGCCCTGAACGCAGAAGATGTCAGGCCGGTCGCTGACCGGGTGACGGTACAGTCAGCCGAAATTGTTAACTACCAGATTAACGCCACGCTTTATCTTTATCCCGGCCCGGAAAGTGAACCCATCAGGGCGGCGGCTGAGGCAAAGCTGAAAGCCTATATCAGCGCGCAGCACCGCCTCGGGCGCGATATCCGTAAATCAGCGATTTATGCCGCCCTGCATGTTGAGGGGGTTCAGCGGGTGGAGCTGGCGGCACCGGTCGCAGATATTGTTCTCGATAACACACAGGCATCCTTTTGCACTGACTACAGCCTAGTAATCGGGGGATCTGATGAATGACTCACGATTATTGCCGGTGGGCTCATCGCCACTGGAAGTCGCCGCCGCAAGGGCATGTGCTGAGATTGAAAGGACGCCGGTCAACATCCGCGCGTTGTGGAATATTGACACCTGCCCGGAAAATTTGTTGCCGTGGCTGGCGTGGGCGTTTTCTGTCGACCGGTGGAATGAGAACTGGCCGGAGGGAACAAAACGTGCCGTTATCCGTGATGCATATTTCATTCACTGCCACAAGGGGACTATCGGCGCAATCCGTCGGGTAGTGGAGCCACTCGGCTATGTCATCAATGTAACGGAATGGTGGGAAAGCGGTGACACGCCAGGCACATTCCGGCTTGATATCGGGGTGCTTGAAAGTGGCATTACCGAAGAAATGTATTTCGAAATGGAACGACTGATTGCGGATGCAAAACCAGCCAGTCGTCATCTGACTGGCCTGAATATTGTCCAGGACATTCCCGGTTATTTGTATACCGGCGGCGTGTCCTGCGATGGCGATATTATTACGGTTTACCCGGGATAAGTGAGGAATAATGAGCACGAAATTTAAAACCGTTATCACCACTGCCGGAGCCGCTAAGCTTGCTGCGGCCACCATGCCGGGCGGTAAGAAAATAAATCTTAACGTTATGGCTGTTGGTGACGGCGGCGGAAAGCTGCCGGAGCCTGATGCCGGTCAGACGCAGCTTGTTAATGAGGTCTGGCGTCACACTCTGAATAAAATCAGCCAGGACAACCGGTACAGTAATTACATTGTGGCCGAGCTGGTTATTCCGCCGGAGGTGGGCGGCTTCTGGATGCGTGAGCTTGGCCTTTACGACGATGAAGGGACGCTGATTGCTGTTGCCAATATGGCCGAAAGCTACAAGCCAGAACTGGCCGAGGGCTCAGGGCGTGCGCAGACATGCCGCATGGTCATCATTGTCAGCAGTGTCGAGTCTGTGGAGCTTTCCATTGACTCAACGATGGTGATGGCGACGCAGGATTATGTCGACGACAGGCTCGCCGAACATGAAAAATCCCGTCGTCATCCTGATGCCACTCTTAAAGAAAAAGGGTTTACTCAGCTCAGTAACGCGACAGACAGCGAGTCTGAAACGCTCGCAGCGACGCCGAAAGCTGTCAAGACAGCGTATGACCTTGCTAACGCGAAATATACAGCTCAGGACGCCACCACAACGCGTAAAGGCATTGTGCAACTCAGCAATGCCACTGACAGTACGTCTGAGACACTTGCCGCGACACCGAAAGCGGTCAAGGTGGCATATGACCTTGCTAAAGCGAAATATACAGCTCAGGACGCCACTACAGCGCGTAAAGGGATTATCCAGCTCAGCAATGCCACTGACAGCACGTCTGAGACGCTGGCCGCAACGTCGAAAGCGGTTAAAGCGGCTATGGATAATGCGAACGGGCGGCTGGCGAAAAACAGTAATGGCGGCGATATTCCTGACAAAAAACAATTTGCGAGAACTATCGGTGCCGTGACCTCTACCAATATCACATTTAATAATGCTTCTGGATGGTACAAAATCGCCACAGTTGTAATGCCGCAGGCTACATCAACTGCGGTGATTAAATTATATGGAGGGGCTGGGTTTAACGTTGGCTTATTTGAGCAGGCGGCAATCAGTGAATTAGTGCTGCGTGCCGGTAATGGTTCACCTGTTGGAATAACCGCCACGCTGTGGAGACGCTCGCCGACTTCTGCTAACGAGGTCGCATGGGTTAATACATCAGGCGACACTTACGATATTTATATTAATATCGGCCAGCATGCGTACTGGTTAATTGCGCAATATGATTACACCGGTAATGCAAATGTCACGCTGTACAGTACGCCTGAATATTCATCAGTACAGCCGGGGAACTCAACCAGCGGTCAGACATATACGCTGTATAACAGCCTGATGAAACCTACAGCCGGTGACGTTGGGGCGCTGTCAGTTAATGGAGGGCGACTGAATGGCTCGTTAGGCATTGGCACAGACAATGCGCTTGGCGGGAATTCGATTGTATTCGGCGATAACGATACCGGATTTAAGTGGCACAGTGACGGTGTTCTGGGTATTTATGCCAATAATGCTCTGGTCGGTTATATCGACAATTCCGGGCTGCACATGTCAGTAGATGTTCTCTCTAATGGTGCCATTCGCGCAGGTAACGCAAAAAAACTGTCACTGACGAGCAATAACAACTCAGCACTGACTGCTACGTTCAATTTATGGGGCGACCCAAACAGACCTACCGTGATTGAACTGGACGACGACCAGGGGTGGCACCTGTACAGCCAGCGAAATCCTGATGGTTCGATTGTCTTTACGGTCAATGGAGATATCACCGCTAACACACTTCGTGCAGGTGGAGCCATCTATCAGAATAACGGCGACATCTTTGGTTCGTTGTGGGGAAATGGCTGGTTAAGTACCTGGATTCACAACAATGTAGTAAAAGCGGTCAGACTTGGCCCCGTGGCGCTTTCTGGCGGTCTGTGGCGTGATTTTCAGCTTGGCGGCGGACAGGTGGTGACGGGGTTCCATACTGACGGTAGCTGGGAAATGGAAGGTGGTGATGACAAGGTTTATTACCGTCCCATTCAGTATCTGGTTGGTGATACGTGGGTGACAGCCCCAAGTGTATAAGAAGGAATAATTATGACAGCGGCAAAAAATAAAAAGAGCGAGCAGTTTTTAAATATTAAAAATTTCATCCATTATACACCGGAACCAGAGGAAACATTATTCCCCGGTGCGGCGCATCTTAAATCAGAGGATGGTCAGGACTGGTATAAGTGCCAGAAATTATTTTCAGAAGACACGCTGAAAATTACCTACGACGATAACGATGTTATTACGTGTATCACGCGCGATATTTCCGGTTTATGGCCTGCTGGCCAGAGCGTGGCGGAGCTACCTGATACGGATGAAAACCGTCTCGCTGATATTTCAGGCGGCTGGCAGTTTAAAGACGGTAAAGTCGTTCAACGGGTTTATTCGCCGGAAGAGCTGCGTAAAAAGGCGGAGGCTGAAATAGTTCGCCGCCTTGCTGAGGCTGAATCAGCCATTGCACCGCTGGCGCGGGCAGTAAAACTAAAAATTGCCACAGATGAAGAGCTTAAACGGCTGGAAACATGGGAACTCTACAGCGTAATGGTAAACAGGGTGGATACATCTGCGCCTGACTGGCCGGATATACCACGCTAAATATTCAGGTGGGTTTATTACCCGCCTTTTCTTTTTCCTGTCGTTGTGCCATCAACCTGACAGCCGGTACAAATAGCCCCCTCTTGTGTACTGACCTGAAAATATACTCACCCCTTAACCACGGAGTTAACCGGATGAGTGATTTTCACCACGGCACGCAGGTCATCGAAGTTAATGACGGTACGCGTGTTATTTCCACAGTAGCGACTGCGGTCGTCGGCATGGTTTGTACAGCCAGCGATGCAGATGCCACGCTATTTCCCCTCAATGAACCGGTACTGATTACCAATGTGCAAAGTGCCATTGCGAAAGCCGGTAAAAAAGGCACGCTGGCTGCATCACTGCAGGCCATTGCAGACCAGTCAAAACCCGTCACTGTTGTTGTACGCGTTGAAGATGGAACCGGAGATGACGAGGAAGCTGCGCTCGCACAGACTGTTTCCAACATTATCGGAGGTACGGATGAGAACGGTAAATACACCGGTATCAAGGCTCTCCTGACCGCTCAGGCCGTCACCGGCGTCAAGCCGCGTATTCTTGGGGTGCCGGGGCTGGATACTAAAGAGGTCGCGGTCGCGCTTGCGTCGGCTGCCATTAAGTTACGTGCATTTGCTTACGTCAGCGCGTGGGGATGTAAGACTATTTCCGAAGCGATGGAATATCGTAAAAATTTCAGCCAGCGCGAGTTGATGGTTATCTGGCCTGATTTCCTCGCATGGGACACCGTCAAAAATACCACCGCAACGGCTTACGCCACTGCGCGTGCACTCGGCCTGCGTGCTTACATCGACCAGACTGTCGGCTGGCACAAAACCCTGTCTAACGTTGGTGTACAGGGCGTTACCGGCATCAGCGCCTCAGTGTTCTGGGATTTGCAGGCATCCGGCACCGATGCTGACCTGCTCAACGAGGCCGGGGTTACAACGCTGGTACGCAAGGACGGTTTCCGTTTCTGGGGTAACCGCACCTGCTCAGATGACCCGCTTTTTCTGTTTGAGAACTACACCCGCACCGCGCAGGTACTGGCCGACACGATGGCTGAGGCGCACATGTGGGCGGTCGATAAGCCCATTACCGCTACGCTCATTCGTGACATTGTTGACGGAATCAATGCCAAATTCCGCGAGCTGAAATCAAACGGCTACATCGTGGAGGGTAAATGCTGGTTCGATGAGGAATCGAACGACAAGGAAACCCTCAAGGACGGGGAACTGTATATCGACTACGACTATACACCGGTTCCGCCACTGGAAAGCCTGACCCTGCGCCAGCGTATCACCGATAAATATCTGGTGAATCTGGCCGAATCGGTCAACAGCTAAGGAGCCTGAAATAACATGGCACTACCCCGTAAACTCAAATACCTGAATATGTTCAACGATGGCCTCAGCTACATGGGCGTTGTTGAATCCGTGACGCTGCCGAAACTGACCCGCAAGCTCGAAAACTATCGCGGCGGAGGTATGAATGGCGCGGCAGCGATTGACCTCGGCCTCGACGATGATGCGCTCACCGTCGAATGGTCTGTCGGTGGCCTGCCTGATGTGGCGCTGTGGGCGCAGTACGCCGCCCCGGGTGCTGATGCTGTGCCACTGCGTTTTGCCGGTTCTTATCAGCGCGACGACACCGGCGAAATCGTGGCGGTCGAGGTGGTTATGCGTGGCCGTCATAAAGAAATCGACGGCGGAGAGAATAAGCAGGGTGAAAACACCTCGACCAAACTGTCGACTGTCTGCACCTACTACCGCCTCACGATTGATGGTAGCGACGTCATCGAAATCGACACCGTCAACATGGTCGAGAAGGTGAACGGCGTCGACCGTCTGGAACAGCACCGTCGCGCAATCGGGCTGTAATTCCCTGACCGGTCAGCACTGCTGGCCGGTTATTAACCCCATTCAGAACAGAGAAAAACATCATGGCAAAAGCACCACGCAAAACCCCTGAATTTATTGATACGGCTGGCAATGAAACTGACACCGTAAACCCGAATGTCGTGACCCTGGACAAACCGATTAAGCGCGCCGGTCAGACGATTGATAAAGTCACCCTGATTGAGCCGAACGCCGGTACCCTGCGCGGCGTCAGTCTGGCGGCGGTGGCGCAGTCCGAAGTCGACGCCCTGATTAAGGTACTGCCCCGCATGACCTACCCCGCGCTCACCGCGCAGGAGCTTACCGCGATGAACCTGCCCGATATGTTGTCGCTGGCCGCTAAGGTGATTGGTTTTTTGTCACCGGCTTCGGCGGAATAGATTTCCCGCCAGACCTGTCGACTGATGATCTGATGGCGGATATCGCAGTGATATTCCACTGGCCGCCATCAGAACTCTGTTCCCTGAGCCTGACCGAGCTCATCACATGGCGCGAAAAGGCGCTGCAGCGTAGCGGAAACCACAATGAGTAATAACCTGAGGCTTGAGGTATTGCTGAAAGCGGTCGACCAGGCGACCCGACCGCTTAAATCCATCCAGACCGCGAGTAAAACCCTGTCGGGTGATATTCGCAACACACAAAAGGGTCTGCGCGACCTGAACGGTCAGGCGTCGAAAATCGACGGCTTTCGTAAGGCAAGCGCGCAACTGGCCGTAACTGGTCAGGCGCTTGACAAGGCGAAGCGTGAAGCCGGTGAGCTGGCTGTGCAGTTTAAAAACACCACCAGTCCGACCCGCGCGCAGGCGCAGGCGCTCGAAGCGGCAAAGCGTGCCGCCTCTGAGCTGAAGATGAAATATAACAGCCTGAGAACATCGGTACAGCGCCAGCGCTCCGAGCTGATGCAGGCCGGTATCAATACCCGCACCCTGTCTGCCGATGAACGTCGACTCAAAACCTCCATCAGCGAAACGACGGCGCAGCTTAACCGACAGCGTGAGGCACTGGCGCGCATCAGTGCGCAGCAGGCGAAATTAAGCCGGGTGAAAGAACGATATAAATCAGGTAAAGAGCTTGCCGGTAACATGGCTGCTGCAGGTGCTGCCGGGGTCGGTATTGCGACGGCGGGAACGATGGCCGGGGTTAAATTACTGATGCCCGGTTATGACTTTGCACAGAAAAATTCCGAGCTGCAGGCTGTGCTCGGGGTAGAAAAGCAGTCGCCAGAAATGCAGGCGCTACGTAAACAGGCGCGCCAGCTCGGTGACAATACCGCCGCTTCTGCTGATGATGCAGCCAGTGCGCAGATTATCATTGCAAAAGGTGGTGGTGATGCGGCAGCTATAGCGGCTATGACACCTGTGACTCTCAACCTGTCACTTGCGAACAGAAAAACAATGGAGGAAAACGCGCAACTGTTGATGGGGACAAAAGCCGCCTTTCAGCTTTCTAATGATGCGGCTGCGCATATCGGTGATGTTCTTTCAACCACGATGAACAAAACCACCGCTGATTTTCAGGGACTAAGTGACTCATTAAGTTATCTTGCCCCTGTTGCGAAAAATGCTGGAGTGAGTCTTGAACAAGCGGCGGCGATTACCGGCACGCTGCATGACAACAATATCAGGGGGTCAATGGCTGGGACGGGCGGCGCTGCTGTTATAACGAGACTACAGGCGCCCACAGGCAAAGCATACGATGCTCTCAAAGAGTTAGGGGTTAAAACCTCGGACAGCAAAGGCAATACGCGCCCGTTATTTACCATTCTGAAAGAGATGCAGGCCAGTTTTAAGCGCAACAATCTTGGTACCTCACAAAAGGCCGAGTACGTAAAAACGATATTCGGCGAGGAGGCTATGAAGTCTGCAAGTGTCCTTATGGCGGCAGCAGCAAGCGGAAAACTCGATAAGCTAACTGCCACGATAAAGGATTCAGACGGTAAAACCGAGGAACTGGTCAAGGTTATGCAGGATAACCTCGGCGGCGACTTTAAAGAGTTTCAATCTGCTTATGAGGCCGTCGGAACCGACCTTTACGACCAGCAAGATAGCTCGTTGCGTCAGCTAACTCAGACAGCAACGCGATATGTGCTAAAACTCGATAACTGGATCAAAGACAACAAGGAATTAGCGGAAACTATCGGCATTATCGCCGGTGGCGCACTTGCTCTGATTGGCATTATCGGCGGCATTGGTCTCGTTGCGTGGCCGGTTGTCATGGGGGTTAACGCCATTATCGCTGCTGCTGGCGTACTGGGTACGGTCTTTACTGTCGCCGGTAGTGCCATTGTGACCGCACTCGGTGCGATTACCTGGCCGATTGTGGCCGTCGGGGCGGCGATTGTGGCCGGGGCGCTACTTATCCGTAAATATTGGGAGCCCATCAGCGCATTTTTCTCTGGGGTGATTGAGGGCATCATGAGTGCTTTTGCTCCGGTCGGGGAAATGTTTGCGCCACTGGCACCCATTTTTGATGGACTCGGTGAGAGGCTGCGCGGAGTCTGGCAATGGTTTAAAGACCTGATTGCACCGGTGAAGGCCACACAGGAGACGCTCGATAGCTGCAAAAATGTCGGCGTTATATTTGGTCAGGCACTGGCTTCGGCCTTGATGGCTCCGCTCAATGTTTTTAACAAGCTGCGCAGCGGTGTCGACTGGCTTCTCGAAAAGCTCGGCATTATCAACAAAGAGTCAGGCAACATCGACCAGACCGCCGCCAGAACCAATGCCGCCATGCAGGGTAATTCCTACATCCCGGCAACCAGCACATATGGCGGCTATCAGGCTTATCAGCCCGTTACCGCACCGGCGGGGCGCTCTTACATTGACCAGAGCAAAAGCGAATACAACATCACTCTGCCGGGTGGTGTTGCGCCGGGGCATCAGCTTGACCGCCAGTTACGCGACACGCTCGAACAGATTGAACGTGATAAACGTGCGCGCCAGCGTGCCAGTATGACCCACGATTTCTGAGGAAGGATAAAACGATGATGCTTGCGCTGGGAATGTTTGTTTTTGAACTCCGTACTCTGCCTTATCAGTCAATGCAGCATTCGAAAGATTACCGCTGGGCGTCTAATGACCGGGTCGGTAAACCGCCTGCATATCAGTTTCTCGGCGAGGGGGAAACCGCAATACAGCTTGCCGGTACACTTTACCCTGCCATTACCGGCGGTCATATATCCCTGCTGGCTGTGGAACTGATGGCCGATGAGGGCAGGGCGTGGCCGCTGATTGAGGGGACTGGCAAAATCCTCGGGATGTATATCATCGATAAGGTGTCGACCACGCACGCCGAGTTTTTCAGCGATGGCGCGGCAAGAAAGATTGATTTCACGCTTTCGCTAAAACGGGTCGATGAATCACTGACGGCAATGTTTGGCGACCTGAATAAACAGGCTAGCGAGCTTCTCGGCTCTGCCGGTAATCTGACCGATAAGCTGCAGGGTGCGCTCGGAGGGCTGACCACATGATTACGGGCATGACCATTGACGCCGGTGCCAGTCTTGCACCGGCATTTATGCTAACGCTGAACAGCCAGGACATTACCAGCAATTTTAGTGACCGGCTGATTTCTCTCACCATGACCGACAACCGGGGGTTTGAGGCTGACCAGCTCGACATTGAGCTCGACGACACCGACGGCAAAGTCGAGTTACCCCTGCGCGGGGCGGTGCTGACGCTGTGGCTTGGCTGGCAGGGTTCGGCGCTACTGAATAAAGGCGATTTTACGGTCGATGAGATTGAGCACCGGGGCGCGCCTGATACCCTGACCATCCGGGCGCGTAGCGCAGACTTTCGCGGAACGCTCAATTCACGACGTGAAGAATCATGGCACGATACCACCCTCGGTGAGCTGGTAAGCACCATTGCAAAGCGTAACAAACTGACGGCCAGCGTCGCGGATTCGCTGAAACAAATCCCGGTACCGCATATCGACCAGTCGCAGGAATCCGACGCGGTATTTCTTACCCGGCTGGCTGACCGAAACGGAGCGACTGTATCGGTTAAAGCGGGAAAGCTCCTGTTTCTGAAAGCCGGTAGTGCGCTGACGGCCAGCGGTAAGCCCATTCCACAAATGACGCTGACCCGCAGTGACGGCGACCGCCATCAGTTTGCCATTGCCGACCGCGGAGCTTATACCGGTGTAACAGCTAAATGGTTGCACACCAAAGACCCGAAGCCGCAAAAGCAAAAAGTGACGCTGAAACGTAAGCCAAAAGAGAAGCACCTGCGCGCACTGGAGCACCCGAAAGCAAAGCCGGTCAGCAAAAAGACAAAGGCCAAAAAAGAACCGGAAGCGCGCGAGGGTGAGTATATGGCCGGTGAGGCCGATAACGTGCTGGCGCTGACGACGGTCTACGCTTCCAGAGCGCAGGCGATGCGCGCCGCTCAGGCTAAGTGGGATAAGCTGCAGCGAGGCGTTGCGGAGTTTTCAATTACGCTGGCGCTTGGCAGGGCTGATTTATTCCCTGAGACACCTGTGCGCGTGTCAGGCTTTAAGCGCGTCATAGACGAGCAATCTTGGTTAATCAGTAAGGTGACTCACAATATGAATAAAAGTGGCTTCACGACGGGCTTAGAGCTTGAGGTTAAGCTCACTGATGTGGAGTATAGCTCAGAAGAAAGCGAAAGCTAA